TGCATTATTAGCATTAAACTGATCACGAGCATTTTGTTGAGAAGCATTAAACTGACCTATAGCGTTTGCTTCTCCTGCATTAAAGCGTGACTGTGCGTTAAACTGTTCATTATTAAACTTTTGTATATCTGTTTGTAGATTTGCAAAAAACATATCTACCTGATTCTGACTAGAAGCATTAAACTGTCTCTCTGCATTTACTGCAGCCGCATCAGTCAGCAATGCATTAGTTAACGTCTGAGCTTTCATTATTGTAGTTTGCTGCTCTCTATCTAAGTTTGACATGTCCATTTGTAAGAATGCAGTAGCATTTTGAATTGCTGCCTGTTGTCTGTTATTTAGGTTAGCCATATCTAACTGAGACATTGCTGCAGCATCTGCAAGTATCTTAGCATTAGCTGCATCTAGGTTTGCTATATCTACTGTTTGAGCTAGTCTCGCATTCTCTAATGCAACCTGTTGATCTGCAGTGAAATTAATGTTAGCTATGTCAGCTACTCTAGCAGCATTTTGTACACGAGCTTTAAACTCTTGGTCAAACTCCATACCAAGGAAGACTGCTCTTTGCTCTGCAGCAAAAAGTGCAGCTTGTTGTCTGTTAGATATATTCTGAGCTTCAAACTGAGCACGAGTACTTGCATCCTGCATCGCTATAGGTAGAGCAGATTCCATAGCAGCCTGTACTATAGCTTGACCTGCCATACTAGATGCACCTAAACCACGAGCAGCCATAGCTGCAGTAGCTCCTCGTAATGCACCAGCAGCCCAAGCAGGAGGATCAGACCCTTCAAAGTCTGCCATTAAACTTGTTAACTGACCCTGTACTGTTGCCTCTGTAGAAGGTACACCAGTAGCAGCACTAAAGTTTATTTCTTCTTTAGCTCTCTCATAGTCAACAGCAGAAGATACTTTCATTTCTGGAGTAACAGCTAAATCAGGTATCTCTTCTACACGTCTAGCACGATCTATTTGCTCTACTGTCAGACCTAGCTGTGCAAGTTCACTAGGGTCCATAGAAGCTGCTTCAGCTAATGCTTCGCCACTAGGTTTACCAGTAGCTGCTTCTAAGGTGCTTAATACGTTAGCAACTTCTTCAGATGCTTGCTCTGCTGTCATTCCTGCAGCTTCAAACTCAGCAGCTAAATCTACATCTTTTGCTATTGCTGCTGTATTAGATGCAGCACCTGTTGCAGTATCACCAGCTTGCCCTGTGCCAGTATCTATCTTACCAGCTTCTTTTTGTTCATCTGTAGTCGTTACAACGTCTTGTTTTTTAACCATAGATTCTGGATCAGTTGTAGAAGTACTAAGTATCTCTGAAGTGCTAGGTATATCTGTCAACTCAAATTGTTTTGTTGCAGATGCTAAATCTGCTTCAGCTTGTGTAACTTTAGTTTGTTGCTCTGCTATTCTATCTTCTAGATCTTTTCTTCCTTGATCAACCTCGCCTTCTTCAAGATCTTCTCGCACTGGCATGTTAGATAGTTCATTAGTTAAATTAGTAAGTTGTAAATTTTGATCTGCTAAGTTTTGTTGGTATGAATCTAAACCTGTTGACATCCCACCCTCGTTCATTGCTTGGCGGTATTGCATAGGCTGTTGCATTTGCGTAGGTTGTGGTATCTGCATTGGCTGCTGCATTTGCATAGGTGCTTGCATATTTAGAGGAGTCTCTCCATTGTTATACACAATAGTTCCTTGATGTGCAGTTAGGGAGTTAGGACCACCTGACACTCTTGCTATTGCAGTTTGTGTATATTTTCCCATCATAGATGCTGCTTTTGGACTAGACATCATAAATTTGTTAATGTCATCTTGCTGGGCAGGACCATTATACCCTAAAGGAGATAACAGTTTCTGCTGCTGCTGAGTTGTAAAACCACTAAATTGTTTTGCCATTTTATAATATACCTTTATTTACCCATTGTCATCCATACCGCACCTGCCATAAACGTCAGGATTCCAACGGTAGCTAGTTTTACTACAGTAGACCTTATAGACTTACGTGTATCTCGCCAAGCTTCTATTAAGCTACGCATCTCTATTATATCTTTTTGTGCATCATCATCAAGTAAACCAATAGAACGTAGTGCCTCTTTAGCACCACGCCTGGCTGCATTATCAAGCATTTCTTCTAGCTCTTCAGGAGTAAGATTAATGACACTCATGTTAGACATTACTGACAGGCTGAAGTGCCATCAAAGACACAAAACACTTTTGGATCTACTATCTGTATTTCTGGTTTAACTATACTTACAGTAGCTAGATCTGACATTGTAGCATTAGTATCTGTAGCTATCTTAAGATCATTGTCAGATTTATTTATAGACACTGCTTTATTATTGTCAGACTGTATAATAGCTATATCTTTGTTTGTTCTATTACCATCGACAGTAGCAGCTATCTGGCCTAGACCAATCATTGTTGGAGATAGTGCAGCAACTGCACCTAGTACTTTATCGCCAGTGGACGTAGGTTGAGAGGTTATAGCTCCAGATGCTTTACCACTTTGCATAAGCATAGCTGCTGCTAACACACCGTTGTCACCTTGCGCTGCTATTGTAGCAATTGTTTCCATACGTTTTTGTTCAGCATAGCTATTATATTTTTGGTAAGCCTCGTTCATGGCTACATCATTTTTACTTGTACATGCAACCATAGACAAGGCTGCTAATATTGCTATATATTTCATGTTAATTCCTCTACGATAAATTACGTCCTGCTAAAAATCCATAGTATGTTGTACCACCGTCATGTGTGTAAAATACAAACTGATCTACTGCATTTGCACTAGAAGTAAGCGCAGGGTTAGTACCATTAGGCCAATCTACTGAAGTAGGCCAAGTTAAACCATAGCCACTAGCAGATGCATCTTGCTTTACTTTAATAGCAAAAGTATGTGCAGTGCCAGATGCAGGTGGATTTGAAAATGTTGTTGACGTTATGTTTTCAGATAGTACCACTTCAAATACATTAGCAGTTTCACAATTTACTACTAGGGCATTACTAGAAGAACTTATACTACTGTAAGTTTCATTATAACTTTTAGCTTTTAGTTCTTCACTTATTGTGACATCTCCATTGGCATCAGCAGTTACAACTTTACTTGCTTGAGATGTACCAAGAGTTGTAATGTCATTATAGTTTAATTCTGCTGCTGTAGCTGTAACACCATCAAGAATGTTTAATTCTGCAACTGTTGAAGTAATACCATCAAGAGCATTTATTTCTGCTGCTGTAGCTGTAACACCATCAAGGATATTAAGTTCTGCTGCAGTGCTTGTAACTGTTGTGCCATTTATAGATAAAGCATCTGTTTCTAATGTACCATCAATGTCTGCATTACCTGATACATCCAATGTAGCTGCATCAAGTTCTCCAGTAAGTGTAATATTTCTAGCACCTGTAAAGTCTTTGTTACTGTCTACTACTATAGCTTTAGAAGCTGAAACAGTTCCTGCTGTAACTCCATCTATAGTCTCTAGCTCTGCTTCGTTAATGTCAGCACTGCCTATTACAAAACTTGTACCAGTAATTGCTGTGCCTGTAATGGTCGTACCTGTAATTGCAGCAGCACTGCTACCACCAATAACAGTTCCATCTATTGCACCGCCATCTATATCTACTTTACTAATATCAACTTCACCAGTACCATTTGGTGTTAATGCAATGTTACCATTAGAGTCAGTGCTTGTAATAGCGTTACCATTAATATTAATATTATCTACATCCAAGTCACCAGATACATTAGCTGCACCTGTAATAGTTAAAGTAGTAGTATCTATTGTTACAGCAGTACTTGCATCTATGTCTACTGTAGGTGCAGTAATCTCTAATTCTGTATCAGCTTCAATGTCTAGTTGACCATCAGTACTAGATACAATCTTAAGTGCGGTATCACGAAAGTACATGTTACCTTGTAGGTATGCGTCCTTGTAAAGTAAAGAACTTGTACCTAAATCTATAGTGTTTGTAGTCTTAGGTTTTAGCTGACTTGTACTTGCCACTACATCTTGTGCAGGACCAAGCACTGTGACAGGAGCACCCTCTGCAGAAGTACCGTCATGTGTATGCCCTGATGAAGCATTAAATGCTGTCTGTACTGCATTGAACTCACCGTCTAAATCATCTGCATCAATAACATTACCATTAGCAATGTTGTTAGATGTGTCTGCTCTTACATAACCTGTACCCATTTTTTATTCCTTATTGTCTATCATCCGTAGAGTATTCTAATACTGCTGTGTCTAAATTAAAACTAGGATCTGTGCTATCATCAGCAATACGCAGTGCCATTGTTGTTCCTGATCCTACTATATTGTTTTGAAATGTAGCATCTGAAAAAACTATATCACTGTAAGTAGTTCCTCCTGATGCATTATATACAGATGTTGGTGCTCCAAAGACAGCCCCTTCACCACCTGCAGCAGCCACACTAAATGTAGCTGGCTGTATTGTATTACCTTTAGCTGCATCCAACTTAACAGAGACATCTAAATTCATAACACCTTCTGGTTTAATATACAAATCTAATTTATAAAAAGTCTTTCTTACCTGTGGGTCGTTTATTGGCATATCTGCAGATTCGTATATACTTGATATATTACTGCCATCCCTATCGTTACCAGACTCTAGCCTATAAACGTACCCATCCTCATTAGCAAAATATGCGTATTCTACACCGTCTACTACATTAGAATCACAAACAAATACTTTATAGCCTTTTAGTTCTGCCCACTGAAAGCCCTGACCACCTTGATCAATAAACTTTGTAGCTAGTAATCCTCTAGACACATCTACCCTTTTAGTGGTATCGAAATGAAATAATCTATACTGAGCTTTTTCTCTAAGCACTAAACTAGTTATATGAACACTGGACTCAAGCTGTTTATTTAATGTAGGTCTAATAGGTTTAGATGCAACGTCTATTCCAAAGTCACCAATACGTTCTGTAGAGCTAATTGTTCTAATGCCATCTGGTGCTAAGAACATAACGTCACCACCAACTTCACGAATAGAGTCTGCATCAGTACAACCTAAGTCTTCTGTAATAGGACTTAGTTCAAAGTTTGCTGACGAAGATCCTGTTAGTCTAACAATTTTATCAGTACAGAATATAATTAAACTTTCTCTGTATACTGCAGTTCCTACAATCTCTGATGATACACTAATAGTACCTGCACCATTAGCTACATTAAAGTCTGTGTCTGTATATGGTGCAGTAAAGATAAGCTCATTGTTTTTTGAAAAGAATAAAGTATTTTTATATAATGATACATATGTTGCAGCTTGTACTGCTGAGTTACCTGTACCACCACCTGATAAAAATGATAGTGATCCACCAGATACATCATAGTAGGCAGGATAGTTTAAACTATCAACGAATACCATTTTAGTTGTACCAGTAAAGTTATAAGAAGTCTGTCTTATCTTTACCATGTTTGTACTGGAAGCTGTTGCAAGAGTAGACCAAGAGGGAGATCCTGCACTTGAATTAGCTAGATAGTAAACACCATTTCTTATGGCTATGACCTTTGTTGCTCCACTCTCAGGAACTATAGCTACACCCTGCACATTACCTGAACCAGAGAGAGCACTACTTATAAATTTAGTGTAACCTAATACTTTTTTGTAGCCTCCATCTAGTGAGGGTTCAAAGTTTTCTAATGTAGCTGCTGAACCTATATTAGATAAACCATGTTGCAGTGGACTAAGATTAGATATTAACCCACCGCCAAACTGAACAGGAAATGATTGCCATTGTGTAGCCATTGTTAAGAAACTCTTAAGCCTGAGAAACCATTAATATTACTTTGTATTACAGTTGAACGAATATACTCATATCTGTTAAGGTATAAACTACGCATATACTTAATACCTTCTTCAAATTTATTTTGTGCTATTTGTGCAGCTTGAGTGTCACCTCTAAACTGATAAGCATAAAACATTGCGCCATCTACAATAACGTGTTTAAACTCTAAAGGTATTGTTGGTACATCATCATGTAATTCTAACGATACAGGATTACGGTAGTATTCATAGTCTAGTTCATAAGCCTTATCTGGTGGAGGAAAAACAATAAACTCCTGGCTTGGTGCACGTACAACATTAGTTGGTGTAGACTTTATTGTAGAGCTTGTATTGTACTCAAAGTCAACGTGCTTATCTAGATACTCTTGGTAATCAAAGTTTTTTAATTTAATAGTTGCAACACCTAGAGTATCATTTCTTTTAATACGGAAACTATTCATGTCAATTGTTTGAGCATCTGTAGGATAACCATACCTTGCTGTTCCTACTGTAAGTACTTCTTCTTCAAGTATATGATTCCAAGGCCAGTTAAATTCCTCATGGTTTACATGTCTT